GTCCATCTGTCAAACTCCCTGATGACCTGGTCAAACTGTAAGTCACTGGCAATTACAGACTTAACCACTTCGTCAGGAACCATCCCAGGAACACGAATGTCAGCAGCGCACCCAATACGATGCTGAGAAGTGTCTTTACTTCCGACTGCATCATTGACTTGCTTACTTCTAAACGCGCTGTTAACCATGACCGGCTTGCCACCCAGAAGTTCTTTAACTTGCTCCAGGAAGATTGCAAGACGGACAAGGTTTGCTCTTTCAGACTCATTAGGTTCATTGTCAAACTCCCGATGTTCGGTGATTGTTAACTCTTCTAGAGTAAAGTTTTTAGTAAGAATAGTCATTTTGAAGGCGTACTCTTGTGAAGTAGATCATCTTTAGCCTGGCTACCAGCTGATGAACCGAAGTAAAACGCAATGATCCCCGTCCAGGCAGTGCCTAGACTACCCAGCATCAGCATCAAGGCATCACTGGTCTTGAACGTCTCTAGCATCATTCCAACTAGGATACCGAAGAATCCTACTGTGACGAGAATAGCGAGCGCTGGGGGAATAAAACTACGAGTTGTAGCCTGGAGTTCCCTGGCTGACTTTCTATCGTCTACAGCCAGTTTTGCGAAGTCTAAACCTAGTTCCTGTGCGCGAGCCTTGAGTGCTAACTCTGCTTGTTGGATAGAGGCAATCTGATCAGCTGTTAATTTACCAGAGCTGATGGTGTCTTGTACTTTCTCTGGATCTATCCCCAGGGCAGACGAGACCGCATTGACTGCTAGACCAGCCAGTGGTCCACCCAGAGCGGTAGCCAGTGTAGGTGCAATTGATTTAAGCCAATCCATCTATTTACTCTCCCCGTGATATTTAGACTTCTGATACTCTGAATGAACGTAGTACATCAACCCAACAAATTCTAGTACAAGGATCAATACAGCGCTACTGATAACAACTCTGTACTGGTATTTTTCGAGGAGGACTTTCCTTTTGCGGACAGCCTCCTGAGCAGCTTTTTTGCCTCTCGCTCGGCAGCCTCTTGCTCCTTTCTGAGCCTTGCCCTTTCTTTCTCAAAATCACCCCAGATACCTCCCCAGCCTGGTGTCTGGTAGATCATAAATTCTCTTAATTCTTTTTCTTGTTCTGCAAGCTGCCTGACGCGCATAATGTTGTCAAACGCTTGTTTATTCAAACTGACCCCTTTGGGTGGGGGTTTCTTTTTAGCCTCTTCTGTGGCAATCTCCAGGACTTCTTTAGCCTCTAAGAATGCACCTATGTGACCAGACACTTCACCAGTGATCTCGGTGACATCAGCTGCTACTGCCTTTGCCTCTTTGTAAAGGTCAACGCACTTTCTGACCCCCGCAATAGCAGCCTGTGCCATAGCAAATGCTGATATGGGATCAATCAAAGACCCTCACCAGGCGTAAAGTAACATTCAGATGTTGCTTCACCAATAAAAGCCACATACAAAGGTGTAGTGGGGCTGAATTGATAAGGCACTGTAAACACTTTAATTGTTCCTGGTACTGACACCAAGGCGTATTGTGGAGACGCATTAGCTGGAGCCACTGCCGTCACACTAGCGTTTGAGCTGACATTAAAGTAAACAGGTTGCCCACCAGATCCCGTAGGTTGGTGGTTAGCCACACATATCTGGTTGCAAGGACTGTCAGGCGTGATGGTGATGATCTGGCTTGTGATTGTTACATTAGCCTTGTAGGTCTTCCCCATTGCCTGGAAAGCAATATTGTTAGCCATTAGTAAACCTTTCCACCACCGCCAGATGTTGGTGACTTCTTGGTGTTGTAAGTAGGTGTATCTGAAAAATCAAATACAGATCTGAAACCACCTTTAGGCAATGTGCCAGGCTGCCATCTAGCCATGTCAGCAGACCCGTCTCTGGGTAACTGAGGGCGTACAGACTTAGCTATTTGCTGATTTACTTCATGGGGTCTCTGGTGATCAGAGTTTGCCATGTTTCTGTTTTGAAAGGCATCACTGGGAATCATTTGATTCTTGCGGTTGCTGCTTGGCATGATTTCTCTCCTTGTTTCTGACTATGAGATAACTGAATACTACGAATATACCCAATGTTGCTACCCTTGTCCAATCGCCCGCCCAGAGGGTGTAACAGGCAAGACCGCATGACATCACTAGCGCTAGAATAGTGATCAATCTGTCTGAGATTACGTTGAGTGCTAAACGAATTAAAGAAACTGAATCCATGATTACTCCTTTTGTTGTGGATAATCATATTATCACTCATCTTTATCATCATCTAACCCCATAAAGCCAGACCCCCATTCATCATCTTGCATCTTCATCTTGATTGCCTCAAGTTTTAATGCCCTGTCTATTACTTTAGTTTTATCATTGATGGTGGCAACTGGGTCAATCATTACCGCTCTCAGCATTTCTGAGATTGCTTTTTCAAGTTCTGGGTTTAGACCCTTTTCTTTCTTCTTGCTCATGTTTATCTTTGTTCAGTTGCACCAGGTATGGCATAAGGTACGGTCAGAGCCTTGGTAACTCCTTGTCTCATCCTTTCACCGCGCTCTGCAGCCTCTCTAGCGCGTCTTACTTCGTCTGCGAAGTCTTTGCCTTTAACACCAGGTGTTAGCAATGACTTTTGTAGAGATGTTGCAACTGGTGGGGTCATGCCGGTGGTCTTACCGTAAACACCAGGAGCCAGTTGTAGTGCTGCACCGCCTATGTCTCCAGTGATCAGTTTGGACAATGCACCAGTTTCAGCCTTCCCACCAAACTCACCAATGTCTGTGGTCAGTCCCGCAGTCTTGGATCCAGCTGTAGGCAGCATATAGCCTCTAGTACCAGACATAGCCCGCTCTGTTTCCATCCTGTTTGCAAACACCCTAAAGGCATCTTCACTAGGAAAAATAGGACGTAACAACTCTCTAGCCTTTGGAGTAGCAAAGATTGCTGTAGCCTTGTCCAACATATCCCGCTTACCAGACAAAGCCTCTTTGACCGCCTGGGCAGCGCCTAGCTGGAAGTATTGCTTGTCTTCTGGAGTTAACTTGGAAATCTCAAAACCTACGTTTGTAGGATCCATGCTAAAAACTTTTCTACCCTTATCGATCATCCTGGTAGATCTTGTTGGACCCGCCCACAATGCTCTAGCCTTACCATAATCAGGATTTGCATTGTCTAGGTAACCCAAATACTGAGTTTTAAGGTCTATTAGGGATTTCCCGTAAGATGAGAATTGACCCGTCAAAGGGTTTTGCTCTTTTTCAATAGCCTCATCTAAACCTCTTTTGACCAGGTCATAGATCCTAAAGTCTTTAGATGCAATGGTTCCTACTTTGCCTGGTATAGGTGGTACTTTTAAACCTTCTACCTGAAAGATCCTTTTACCGTAGTTAACCACCTCATTAGGCATTCTCTGCAGCAGACCTTGCAACTCAGGAGTCACTCTGACTTCTGCTGCATTTGCACTCTTATAGAAAGGTTCAGAGGCAGACTTTCTGACTGCATCTAAGTCTCTCTTGAGTTTGTTAACGTCTACACCCTTTTTGCCAATCATGGTCTGCTCAACGTCTTTAGAGATGCGGTTGAACTGATCTAGTTGTCTCTGGTTCAAGAACTGGGTTGCAGTCTGTCTGGTCTCACCAGGAACATTTGTAGCAACTCGCATCAAGGCTCGGAGGTTTTCACCACCAACATCTGACAGGGTAACGTCTGCACCTTTGCCCGCAGACTTCATCTTTGCCATCAATTGCTCTGGTGTAGTCTTGTCTGCCTCTAATGCGTCTGCAATCTTCTTTGCAGCAATCTTGTCTGGGTTGCCAAACAAGTTTCTAAATGCTGGAGCAGCTGTATCAACAAGAATGCGTCCACCCGCACCCAATACACCGCCAACTAGACCGCCCATTGCTGCCTCTTCTGGTGCTTTCTCCATGCTCTCAGCGCCACCAATACCCGCTTTTACACCTGTCTCTACCCCTGTGACAGCGCTCTTTAAAAAGCCTGGTAGTTTTGCAGCAAAGGTAGGCGCGTACTTTTCAATAGCAGACAATGCCAGGTTGCCACCAACTCTCAATGCTGTAGGAACTTCTGCCAAACCAGCTGTTGCAATTGCGGGCAATATTGCACCACCTAGTTGTGCAGCAGCTGCACCACCTGGTGACTCTGATTCAAACTCTCGCAGTTGTTTTCTTTCTGCTTTGACTGCCTCTTCATAACTGGGTTGACCAGGTATAAGTGAACGTCCAGCTGCCAAAGCCTCTTCTCCAAATCCTAGAGTAGCGCCTTGCAGTGCCTCTTTGAGGACAGGTCCACCAGGTATAGGTTTAATTTCTTTATTGTCCACTGACTGCCCTCCTGATTTCATCTTGGAAATATTGCGTATAAGGCTTGACAGCAGAGTTTAATTTGATATTTGACTCTGTTGAATCTCTGGTAAACAAAGGATTGTCCAATAAGTATTTTGACCAATTCTCTTCTGCACCCATCAATGTTTTGTTAGCAGCAAAGTATCTTTCTGCATACTTATTGTGTTCTATCGTTCGTTCTGCAATTGCTTTTGTAACATCAATAATCTGTTTGTTAGTTGCAGTAGGATTACCTAGAGAAATACTGGCTTTCTCAAACATCTTACGCTCCATGTCTGACAATGCTCCTTCACCTTTGACATAAGCATTACGCGCCATGTCTTTGGCAATTGAGTCAAACCTAGCTGCATCACTAGATAAAGCCGTTTGTACAGACTCTCCAAATGGCAATCTGGCAATCTTACCAGTGCTGATTCTTTTGAGAATATCGTCTGCTTGCGTCATAGAATCAATAGTTTTCTGCGCTTTGCCTGTTGCTGCAGCATTTGTTTCAAACTCTTTTTCAGCTTTTTTAAGTTCAGAAGTAAATGCTGAACCTTTGAGTTTTTCTGTAAGACCCCTGTACGGGTTTTGTATAGCAACGGGAACACCTAATTGAAATACAGAGTTAATGTCTGGATGACCCAGATCAGTAGTCTGACCTTCTTCTTTTGACTTTTTAGCCTCTGCTGCAATCTGTGCCAATTGCAATTTGAACTCTCTGTCTCTTTTTTCTTTTTCTATTTTGTCAACTCTTGCTAGTTCTTTTTCTGCTAACGCTGCCTCGGCAGCTTTTCTCTTGTCTCTGATTTCTACTAGGGTTTTTACTGTTTGGAAAGACTTAACAGGACCGTATTTTTCTAGTATGTTCTGAGCCAGTTTTGCATCATGTTGCGCCATAGTTGTTCTGAGCGCTGCCATACCCGCAGCATTATCAGCAGAGTACAACTGCATATCATCTTGCATCTTTTTGTAGAGTGAATCTATGGTCTTGTCTAGCGTTTTGATGTTCTCATCATAGACAGCCTTCTCTCTGTCGTACAAGTCTTTTCTGCCCTT